GCAGTCGTAGTCGGTTCGGTTGGCATGTGGTTTTACGTCTCACAAGTAGACAGACAATGTGCTTTAAGGGGCACATAGAACCCTTATTTTTACCCTGGTAGAAATACTTTAGTGTATAGACACCCAGGTTGTCAACCTAGGCTGGAACGTCCTGCTCTAATGGCTCCTCGTAAAGCCCCTTCATCATTTCGCTAACTTCAAGGATTACAGCAAGCCTTCCGCCTTGAAACTGCCTTTGATCAGGGGATAGATTCCCGTCAGACGCTCCATAAGCTTCAGATTCCTTGTAAGCTTCAATAATCTTCGTCAGCCCCGAACGCAGTGGATGGCTTTCGGGCATCACAAAGGATCTCCGCTCCTCATCCTTCAGCTCACAGCTACGCATCAGATTGAACCCCTAGCCTTCCGGTTACTGCGTTTTGTTGCTGCATAATCGACATGTTTAAGTTTTGCATATACTTCTGCACTAGCTCAACAAACAGCTCGTCACTTTTCATTAGCTCCATGTATTTCGGGTTGCTGCCTATGATCTGGTTAACGAACTGGGCACGCATCTGGGCAGATGGATCATTTTCCCTAAGTTCCGGCTGATTTCCTAACGCCATCATTGCAACCGTGTTGTTCTCCTCGGAAAACATCTTCTGCGCTGCCTGCTGGTCGTCCATTAAGAACTGTTCTGGGAATGTTGGGTTAATCATGCGAAGCTGAGCCTCAATAAGCTTCCGCCTATCAATCTGTCCAGCTGAGTCATTCGGCAGCACAATCTCACTAATAGCCTTGAGCTGGTTCTGCGTGTATTCGCTATCCATCTCGCGGATGTCAAAGCTTAGCCGGAAGTTGTATTTCTTGTTGTCGTCTGGGATAGGAAGCCCTGTTCCCGTAACCTCCCCAAACTCCTTGTCATCTCCGAACTTCTGAACCAGCTCCCAGATATTGTTCAGGATTGTGCCCTTAAAGCGCAGCCAGCGGTTAACGTGGTCCTGGTTCTTGATCTGAGCTATGGTTGGATCGATCAACGGATTAGCAACTCCAAAATACTCGTCAGCACGCAATTTGATGCTGTCAATGTTCTTGAGCGCAATGTCAGGCCCCTTCTTTGGCGGCTCCATCCAGGCTATGTCCCCAGGCTTCTGCTCTGACAACTGTTTCCCTGGCCCTATGGAAATCCGGTTGCCGTACCTAAGTGGGACTTTTAATGGGGGCAAAGTCTCAAGGTTGGATCTGTCAAACAGCATATCAACCTGGCCCTTAACCTCAGTTTGCCAAGTGCCCGCAATGTCAGGAATCCCCCTGCTTTCAATGATTTCTCTAGTCGTCCGCTCGCGGGTGAAAACTTCGATTGGGATGCGCCCGCCAGCCTCCTTAACCAAGGTATGACTAGCGAATGCATCTTCGCCGTCCTCTCCAGCAGTGTAACTTGGGCTAAACACTGTGAGATAAACGCCAGGACGCCCATATTCATCGACGCGCCTGGAGTAGGCATAGACAACCTCAACCATATTCTGGGAATCGTTAGCTGAGTCTGTCACTCTCTGCACAGGGCTGACACCCCTGTCCCAGTGATGCTGATATGTGCCAGAGGTGGCTTTAACATTCTCCACCCACTCCTCATCCCACCCCTCCGAGGTCGCCTTGTCCTCCAGTTCTGCGATTGTAAATGAATCCCTCCTGAAAACGGCTCTAGCCCGATGGATTTCCCTTGTTTCAGGAGGGAAAAGGAGCTCGTAAAACGGCTTAAGTGTTACGATTTCCGGGTAATCACAAACGATTTCCGGCATTTCAATTACGGTTTTCCCGTTAGTACGAAGCTCCTTAAACTTCTTCTTGATATCTGACGTCTTAAACTGCGGATTTGTCGCCGTAAAGATATCTGCCAGCATGTCTGAATCCTTACCGAAAACGCCCTTGATACTTTCAATGCTCTCAACGCCCAACGTCTTGCCGAGCGACTCCAGCGTCAGCTCTTTTGGTGTCATTTGCTGAGATCTTTTCCAGATCGTATGGATGCCTGCCCAGCCGTAATGGCCTGCGTATTGCTTGGCTAGCTCAAGCTCGTCATCCCAGCTGGGGGACATAAGCGTTCCCACTAGCCAACTCATGTAGAGCTGCACAGCAGAAGCGTTTTCGATGTCTTGGAATTCGGTAGGGTTTACGTTAAGCGCTGCCCTGCTATCAGCACCGTTCAAGGTGGCGACGTAGTGGTTTACGTAATGATCCGTAAACAGAATCCTACTGTCAGAGGCACCCTCCCAAGGATGCACCTGCCTGCCGTAGTTTTCAGCGTGCTTGCGTCCGTCAGTGCTCTGGCCGTCCCAGTAAGCATAGCGGAATTCGTCAGCCTCGCGGATACGATTATTTACGCGCCTGTCAGAGAAAGACCTGGTTAGATCTTTGGAAAGCTCGCTGATGTTCGGGTCTGTTGACTCTAGTAGTTGATCCTCTATCACTGGGGCTAGTAGTAGCCCCCGCCCTGATCGAAAGATTGCCCTGGAGAGACATGGATAGGATCCATGCTGATTAAGTAACGTAATGCATCAACTGGATCTTTGCAAGCCCCCTTGTCCTTGTCTTCATTTGTCCACTCCCTAAGGGCGTAAATAAGGTTGCCGCAATCCTCGCTGATATACAGCTTAGGCTCGTTAACCCCAGAAACCGGCTCATCCATATTGTAGCTGAGCAGGTTATTAACAGCTTGGACCCCCTCATCAATCTCAGTCTGGGCTGCGGGAGTGAAAACCATGCCAGCCTCTTTAAGGGTTCCGTCCGTTGCCATCTCATCCTTTGACAGGTGGTCGACAAGTGAGTAATTGCCTTGGCTGGCGGACAAGATGGGTGCTCTGCCTGCTCTTGGATCAATGTATCTAACAAGGGGCTCCCGTTCCCCTTTTTCCAGATCTCTAATCAGAGTCCTGTATTGTGTTAGATTTCTCCCGCAATCTGCTTTTTGAGCTGAACCAGGAGAGCCGTCAGCCTTGCTGCTTGGTACTGCCCACTCCCCGTAGCGGGCAAGGTTGGGCCACTCCCTGTAAGCAAAGACTCTCCCCATGTCGTCGACACGCACCCACACCATAAACCAGTTGCGATCCCCGCCAGTCGGGTCGACGCACATATAGTTTGTTCCTTGCTTAGGTATCTGGTCACGCTTGACAATGTGAACGTCTGAAAATCTTGGGAATTTACCTATTATTGGGTTCTTGACGTAACCGTAGGCCCTGATTTCTTTTTCGGTTGTAGTTTTTCCGTTTAGAGCTGTCTTCTTGAAGTGATCCCAAGGAATGTAAGGGTTATGCTCCGAAAAAAACCAAATAATTGCATCACCTGTGCGAGTCCTGCCCACAAAAGGCATCCTACCTGAAGGCATTACCGACTTGTCGCAGGGGAGCCACTTAGTAACAACGTGGCCCGCCATAGCATCCTTAACTGTGGGCGTGTAACCTTCAATAGGGGTAAACGATATAACCATTTTCCCCCGCCTGTCGATGAGTCGGTATTTCATGGTCTGAACCCATGTAAACGGGACAAGCTCATCGGCCCAAAACAGATCAAGATTGGATCCCTCTAGGGTTTTAACGTCTTGCGTGTAGTTTTTAAACCTGCAAGAAGATCCGTTCGGGCCAATAAATGAGCTATTAGAAAACCCGTTCTTGGGAGTAAACGCAATATTGTTAACCTGCCGAACCCCTCTTCGCTGCCTAGCCCACTCTTTAGGGATGTACTTGTGAATAGCCGCTTGCTGCACCTGGATACTGCTCTCTCCAGATAAGCCGCCAACCCATGCCGCATAATTCGGAATGCTGGCCATTTTTTGCATTAGCCGCTTAGCCATATATTCAGTTTTGCCAGAATTATGGTGAACCGCTCCACATGCCCAGTAATTGTCATAGAATGGAACCCTAAAATCCCACACAGGACCAACACCCTTCTCTTTGATTTCTATTACCTCCTGGTGTATAGTCACCTTAGATGGCAAGGAACATTGATTATCCAGTTGAACAGGTTCGGCAGTGGATCGCTGAGGGCTTAACCCAAGAAGAGATAGCTCGCAGGCTTCAAAAGACTGTCGATCACCGAATAACTCCAAAACTGATTTATAAGCTTTGTAAAAAGCACGGGATTCAGTGTCAAAGAACGGGACCCCGGAGCGGGCCAGGTCACCCCAATTGGAAAGGGGGGCGGATTCGAAACCGCAGTGGCTACATCGAAGTATATTGCCCCGACCACCCTGTAGTTGCTCAACGCAATCTAAAAGCAAAACAGAATGCTTCCGGCTACTGCCACCCAGATAACTACTACGAAGAGCATCGGTTAGTAGCGGAAAAGCAGCTTGGGCGTGTTCTGTTCCCAAATGAAGTTGTCCACCACATTGACGGCAACAAGGAAAATAATCAGCCTGAAAACCTGGAAGTATTTCAGGACAATTCAGAGCACCTTGGGCAAACTTTGAGGGGGAAAGTGCCCCGCTGGTCGAAGGCAGGAAAAGCTGCGATCCTCGCCGGAGTTGAGAGAGTGGCACGTACTCGCCGAAAGATGAAAGAACACGGTGTTCCGCTGTCGCTTCAAACGAAGATCCGTCCGATAGACGAACTTCTAAAAACCGGTCACACCCCTTCACAAACGGCTGCCCTGCTAAAGCTGGCACCAAGCCCAGCCCATTCCAAGCCAGAACAACATGCTGCCCAGCAATCCGGCTAACAGGAACTGATTTACCTGTTAAAGGATTGTAGATAGGAGTATCCCCTTCGATGCACCTGTTCCCACCAAATAGATAGATAGTGGTGATCTCCGGGTCATCAAGCAGAGTATCCATTTCTTTCCAGTGCTGGAAATGACCGCCTGAATTGTGATGATCGAAGCCATAATTGAATGGATCCGCCTTTTCAGCAGCAATCAGAGATTCTCTTCGCTTCCACAAGGCAAAGGCGGATTCGACGCCCATTGCCCGCACTTGCTCTGCATCTGGCAGTTTAAGTATTGGGTGCTTAGTCCACTGGATGGCCATTAATACTTAAACTTTTTGCGCGGTTGCCCCTTAATCACCAACCAGTCACCTTCCCTTACAACAGGAACCTCCATCTGCATGGTAAACGCCCTCGCATCCCGGCACCTAGCATTCCCCATGTCGGTCAGGATGACATGGTTATTGGGGTAAAACCCTCTAATCTTAGTTGTAATAGGGTATTCCTCCCGAGGGATGTCTGGCACATCTTCAGCCAGCAATGGCCCCGGCTTGCTGATGTAGGGCTTTAGGAAAGTATCACCCTTAACGAAGTTCTTCCACTTAACAGTAACCCGATGGTTCCACTCCTGGCTGGTTGCATCCCTGATTAGCTCTAAGTATGTGTCGTTCTGTTTCCTGGTTAAGGGGGAGAACAGCACAACAACCCTCTTGTTACATGTCTCAACCTTGCACTTTAGCAGGTTATCATGTGCTGTCAGGTTTGCCGTTCGGATAGCAGCAAGAATCTGCTCCCAATTTCTCACCGTTTGGTCGTCTTTAGGTTCTCTCCCCATTACAATCCTTTCGATTCTATCACCAGGTGACTATACACCTAATCTAAAACAATTCCATAGGATTCAGTAAAATTCTGCTTAGCGTAGTCTTTTGACACCCAAACGTATCCGCCGTTGCCCCATCCAGTCCCCCAGGAATTTTTGACGAGGAAGTTGCCGTCTTTGTCGTAGCCAATCACCGCAACAGCGTGCCCGCCGTAAGGGTGCTGGTTATTGCTTGCCTGCAAAACCCCAGTCCTTCTATTGGCCAGCATGAACTGCTCATCAACAAGGAATCTTGTGACGATAGGCCCCTTGTTCGCTAGCCACCACTTGTAGCCCTCCATGTTGTAGCCCTTGCCCCAAGGAGACACCGCGTAGTAGGACTTAATCTTGTAGTTCTCGCACAACTTGTTGAACACAGATTCCGGCGTCATGCTGCCCTCGGAGTCCATCGGAACTTCCCGGTCTGTTGGGCACCCGTGCTTGCGGGCCACATCCAGAGCCGTTTTGATGTAGGTTCCCGCTGTGTTCAGCATAGTCGTTGGCCAGTAGGTCCACTCATCCATCTCCTTCGCTGCCTGCCACAAGTAACGACGCGACGGTGAGTAACGCTGATGCCTGTTACGCATCTTACCGGCCTTGTATAGATGCCACTCAAGGACGGTGCCAACGGCTTGCCCGACGCAAGAACCTGTGCGCCCCTGGTTTTCTGGTGTCGTCCAGAAACGACCCAAGCCCTTGCGGAGATCCACGGATTCAGGCAGGTGTGAGCCGCCTTGTGACGCCCCAGCTAGCTGGTCCCATGTCCAGTCCTTGCCCTGTTCTCTGGACTCGCCAGCGTTGAGGATTACGTCAGGCGCGCCCCGGCGCTTGATTACTGCTATTTCTGTTGGATTTGTTGGTTCACTCATATTTCTTTGCTCTCTGTAGATTGCTTCTCGTTCTCGGTCTAGTGCTTCTGATTCTTGGGGTGTTGGGGCTTGGTTCATCTTTAAACGCTCCTGCTCCCGCTCCAGCTCCCGCTCCCGCTCCTGCTCCCGCTCCTGCTCCTGCTCCAGCTCCAGCTCCAGCTCCCGCTCCAGCTCCTGCTCCTGCTCCAGCTCCCGCTCCTGCTCCTGCTCCTGCTCCTGCTCCTGCTCCAGCTCCCGCTCCTGCTCCTGCTCCAGCTACTGCTCCAGCTACTGTCGAAGCCAGCCCTCAAAATTGCAGCGTTCATTTCTTGCTGGCTGGGATGGCGCTTATTTCGGTGGCGTCGATAATTGCGCCCCGCCCAATAACTACCTCTTCCCCGGCAGGCCAGGGCTCCACTTCATCAAAGATGCTCGCCGAATCCTTGTTCCATTGCTCGGAAAATCGGCCAGTGTGCGCAATCCAGCAAGCGTCGGTTAAGACCAGCTCTTGTGGGCCTACCGCCTTCAAGATGCCTGTGTTGATCTGGGTGACTGTCCTAATCAAGTAAGGCTTACCAATGCGGTAAGGGTGTTCCGTGGAGGATGACTGATTGCCGTTAACGATTGCCGCGATCTCGCGAGCTTCTCCAATTGTTAGTTTCGATATGTCCATATTACTTGTTTCTTTCTGTTGTTTGTGATTCTTGGTCTTTGGTCATTGCTCTTTGCTCTTTGCTCTTTGCTGTATATAGCGGACACCGCGTCATGAGCCTTCGCCACTCCCTCATGCCCCATTTCATGGACCATTTGAGTGATTTCAAACGCCAAGACAGGCCGGGAAACTTCCACGTTTTCGACTCCTAGCAGTTCATCAGTAGTGCATTGGAGCCCCGACGCAAGCTGGCTCAGCGACGATTTCTGAACACCTGCAAGTCTGGCAAGTTGAGAAGGCTTCAGTTTAGCCCTTCTCATGATTCGTTTTAAGTTTGCGTCAAGATCACTCATTGCTCTTTGGTCCTTTCGCTTTGGTCCTCAATCTCTTTGCCTGACTTCACAACAGCATTCGCCGCTGCCCCGGCTAAGTAGCCAGCTTCGAAGCCGGTCTTATAGGCTCTATCGAATGCGCGTATAATCTCGTGGTCGTTTGGGTCGCTGGGCTGGGGTTCATGGCCGTAGTAGCGCCCCCAAAACGAAATGAAAGCTTCTTCAATTTCGTTGGTCATTTCAATATGCCTGCCTTTTTGAGAATCTGAGTGACTATTTTCCGCATAGTCATGTGCTCTAAATACGG